CCCATAACATTGATAAATTCTTGCCATTTGTAAAATGCTGTATTGAGTTTGTATTTGTATTTGTATTTGTATTAGTTCGTGTTGACATTATTTTATTATATAATAAAATAATGAGCAATTTTTATGTTATTATTTTTCTATTTACTATTTTTGATTATAAATCTTCATTATAATATATTTTTCTGAATTGTTGCATATATGTGTCTTTTAATACATGTGTCTTTAAATAATGTCCCGTTATCTTATCTTCTAACATATGAATTATAAAATAGATTGAATATACTCCACACTCGGTATTTCTATATTGATGCTCTACAGGATGATTTTGATCAAATTTAAATTTGATTTTTTCAGACAGTTTTTTCCCCTGGTCTGTAACCATTTTGACAAATTTCATTACTTGTTTGGGTGCTTTGTCCCCAGCACTATCAAAGAAAAATATGGTCCCATTCTTTATGTTGATAAATAATGATATCCAATGCTCGCCATCTTTATCATGCGGGTCGGTATTAAAGATGACACCAATTTTGTTTTTACCCTTTTTGATTTGGTCTGCCAAACTGAAGTGACAAAGTTCTTCCCAAACGCACTCACCATATAATTTATGTGTGTCATAATCAATTGGCGATGGTCCTAAAAAGTCAAAACATTTGTATGTTTTTTCATATTGGTTCATAACTTCAATAATATCTATACTAGATATCCATTCTTTGGGATTCTTTTTCCATTCAATTGGTGAAACCGGTGAAAATGATTCTAGCAATTCTTTCTCCATTTTAGTGCCTTTTGTCATTTGTCGCACCCAACATGACTCTTTGTTACATATTTTGGCATAATAGTTTTTCAAGAGTTCCCATATTTCTTTGGAATCATTGGTTGTAATTTTTTTATCGGCATGTCTGGCATTCCACATATTACGCAGTTTTTGTAGGTCATTGTCTGTATAACATGTGTATTCTTTGATTTCATTTTTGTCTTTTGGACTACAATTTAATTTTTGAAATGACTTTTTAGACATATCTTCATCTTTATTCTTATTGTTATTCTTACTACTAGCTTTTTCTAAATCTTTGGATTTGTTAGTTAGTTTCCTTTTAGAATGATGTTTTTGAGTTTTATTTGATGATTTAATTTTTGGTTTCATTGATTTAGTTTTAGTTTTTGTCATTATATTTCATATAGAATACAGATATTTATTTTTTCTCTTTTTTTATAATTACTTTTATATTTACTTCTTATCATCACTTTTTCTAGGAATAATATTATGTTGTTTTTGAGTTTGTCGCACTTTGGTAAACCAATCTAATGGCAGTTGTTCAATATTATCTACACCTTTGGAAGTGTTATTTTTTTTAACCTTTTTATATATTGTATTTGATTGTAGTTCTGATTGTGGTTTAATTTTATATTTATTGTTGCTTGTGCTTATTACTGGTTGTTCTTCTTCTTCGCTTGCGCTTAATTCTTCGTCTTCTTCTTCGCTTGCGCTTATTAATTCTTCTTCTTCGCTTCTTTCATTAGAATTTATTTCTTCTTCGTTTTCATTAGTATTAGAAGTCTTATTTGTAGTGGCCCTCATCTTTAAATAATAAATACTTTTTTCAACAAAATATGTGTAACTATGTTTGACATCTTCTAACAAATCATCAGGAAAATCATCATTCACCATTTTGTTAAATAGCTCAACAAATTGTTCTTTGTAAATCTCCATATCAGTCTTCATTTTATCCTCCTCTTTTTGCTTAATCTTTTTATTCAGTTTTTGTAACTGTTGTTTGCTAATTAAAAAATTAAGTGTTATTTGGTTTACTAAATCGTCTGACATTTATAATGATTGTATAATGATTGTATAATAATTATTATAGAATAGAATGTATATTTGTATTTATTTATAAATATTAATTTTTTCATATAAATTCCAATCAAATGGTTTAATAGTTCCTCTATAATCAACATCATTTTGATTTGAATATCCTTCCTTTTGTTGAAAGATTTGCGGTCTATGAAAATATACATTATTAGTTGTCCATAATTTTTGCCAAGATTGGTCAACGTGTTTTCCTGGGTTATATATCCAATGTTTAATAAGTTTGATTCCAAATTCTTTACTACATAAATAACATCCAGTGTTATTTCCTCCACCAAAAATACGATACATATTAGGTGTAACTTCTTTAAGTTTCATATATTTTTCAAGTCTTTCTCCTTGTTCAAATAATACCAAATCTGGATTTATTTTAATACTGTCATTAATATATTGTTTTATTGTATCTATATCAACTAGCGGTTGAATATCATCTTCAGCTATTAAATAATAATCAAATCCTTTATTTATAGCATTAATATGAGCATTAATATGAGCTAACCGGCAACCTTCCAAACCTAAACTATGTCTTACGCCAGGAATTCGATGAATATCAGATTTATCAAATATTTTATTCAATAATCTTTGGATATGGTCTAAACGGTCTTTATCCTTGTCTAAATTAATAAAGAAAATAGGTATGGTTGTTGTTTGTTTTTGTTCCACTAAATCTGCTTGAATAATTAAAATCATACCCCATCCTGTATTTGTATCAGTTCGTGTAACATGACATTGGTTGTTTTCAATTGTTACTTCAAATGTGTCATTATACGTGTCATCATTTACCCAATTACTTTTGCTAATATTGTAAGTGTTATTTTTAAAAATATTATCTATATTTATACATTTTGTATTTTCATTTGATGAGCCAATTATAATTATTCCAGGCATATTATATTTTATAAATTATGTATTATAAAATATACTAAATTGAACGAGTTACAGTAATTTGTTCAAGGGGTATTTAAGGTGAAATTTTAGTAGGTTTCGTCAAATCTTTGTTCTGCTGTCTAGTGGCATTATTAAATAGTCCGAATCCAATTGTATTCGAGTTTGGATTGGGATTAAAAGGGCAAAACTGCTCATTCTTGAATAAATCAGGAAAGGGTTGAGAAATTGCGTTATTTTGTTTCCAACCATATTTATACATGTCACTATTACTGCTAGGCACGTAGAAGGCTTGGCTACATTCTTGAATAGCATACACTTGTCCTCTTAAATCTGATTCTTTATTTACATTTGACGCAAAGCCAGACCATGGACCAAAGTCATTACCAGGATTAAATGTATTTCTAGGATTAAATGTTGCTTGTTGCTTCAAGGGTGTATCAATGGGACTTCTTAAATCAACAATGGGTAATTTTGCGTATTTAGTTGACACTGAACGGGCGTCTAAATAGGGCTGTAATTGGCTACTAGGTATGTTTCGACTGTAAGCACGGATATTCATTGTATTAGCCTTTTGCGAAGCTGTTTGGTCAGTATATTCAAATGCGTTCATTATTTATATTACAATAATAAAATAAAATTGTTATTTGTTTTTTATAAAAATATATTATTTGTTTGTTTTATAAAATATATTATTTATAAAAATGTATTAGATACAATCGTCTTAATTGTATTAATAATGTGCGGTATTTTTGCTTTATTAAATTATAGAAATGAAGAAGAACCTACTCCTGATTTAAATAATGATAAAAATGAGGTTGATGACAAAGACAAGGTTGAAGATAAAGTCAAAGAAGACAAGGTTAAAGAAGACAAAGACAAGGTTGATGAAAGACCGCCGATTAATAAGAATAGCGACCAAGGTTTCATCAAGGAGCAATTCGAAAAGGGACAAAATCGCGGTCCCGAATTTTCCGAAATATTGCTACATGAGGAAGAACAGTTTATTCAAGGATTTCATCGTTTGGCAATTAATGGTCTTACTAGTTTATCCAATCAGCCTATAAATATGTGGAATTGTAGTTTAATTTGTAATGGTGAAATTTATAATTATAAGAAATTATATGAGATTATGAATGTTGAACCTGCTACTCAGTCAGACTGTGAAGTTATTATTTATTTATACAGAAAATATGGCATTGAACACGCAATCAAAATGTTGGACGGTGTATTTGCTTTTGTTTTATACGACTACCAATATAATATGATTTACACTGCGAGAGACCCGTATGGTGTTAGACCATTGTATTATTTTACTTCTAAAGATGATACTGGTATTATTGGATACGGTTCTGAGCTTAAAATGCTTTGCGAAATGGCAAATGTTGAGAAGCAACCTGTTACATATTTTCCACCTGGTTCATATGCGCAACACATAAGAGTTGATAGCACCTGGTTAATGGGTCCAATTATTAAATATCATATTCCATCGTTTAGTTATTCATATCCATTGGCACTAGTTGAAAGTAATAAAAAGACTAAGGAGGAACTGCTAAATTATTATACTGCTGCGATTCATGACAAGTTGGAATCCGCGGTTAAAAAGCGATATTTGAACACTGAGCGCCCTATTGCCTGTTTATTATCAGGTGGCTTGGATAGCAGTTTAATTACGGCATTGGTTCAAAAAATACACAGCAAGAATATTCCAAAGGGTTACACGAGACCCAAGGTGAATTTGGAAACCTATAGTATTGGATTGCCTGATTCTGAAGACCTGGCTTATGCTCGAATGGTGGCAAATTATATTAAATCAAACCATACTGAAATTACTGTAAGCGAAGATGTTATGATTGATGTTATTCCTGAAGTTGTTAAGGCCATTGAAAGTTATGATGTTACGACTGTTCGAGCGAGTCTAGGGAATTATTTGTTGGGTAAATTTATTTCTAGAAATAGCAATGCGAAGGTGATTTTTAATGGAGATGGTTCTGATGAGTTATGTGGTGGTTATTTATATATGACCAAATGTCCTGACTCGCTTGAGTATGATAGAGAGACACATCGCTTATTAAAAGATATTCACATGTTTGATGTGTTGCGTTCAGACAAAAGTATTTCTTCTAATGGACTCGAGCCAAGAACACCTTTTTTAGATAAGGAATTTGTTAATTATTATTTATCAATACCAATTGAATTTCGTAATCATAATATTACAGGCACTATGGAGAAATTCTTACTAAGAACTGCGTTCCAGAAAGATAAATTGTTGCCCGATGAGATTCTTTGGCGCAAGAAGGAGGCATTTAGTGATGGTGTCAGTCAAAAGGGCAAGTCTCTATTTACAATTCTCCAAGATGCGATTGTAAAGACTTTTATGGTTGACAGTGATTTGAGCCCAAGAGAGAAAGAAAAGTTATATTACAAGCATCTTTTTGATAAAGAGTATCCTGAACAGGCTCATTTAGTGCCGTATTATTGGATGCCAAAATATGTAACTGCTGAAGACCCGAGTGCCAGAACATTGTCATTATATACTGCGGATGAGTCTAGTAGCGAGAATGAATCGACGACTATAAATATAGGGTCAAAGTAAAGCGTGCTTTTTTAATTTATATAAATTAAAAAAATTATATAAATTATATAAAATATATATAAAACAATGAATCAAAAAAACTTGTATGTATTCCAGTCACAAGCTTTTTCATTTATAATGTATTTAACATGGGTTTTATATTTTATTATTCTACTAGGATTATCCGCAAAAGCACCGCAATATTTAAACAACTTACAATATTATGTTAAAATATATGTTAGTTTGTTTCTTATACTGCGGTTTAATCCATTTAGACAAACTAGGTTTACAAAATTAGATGCTAGTATTGCGTTTAGTGCCGGAATGTTTTTAATAACAACTACTGCAATAGATAAAATTGTAATAACTTATCTGAAAGACATAAAGGCTTATTTGCGCTCATTTTATTAAAGCTTCATTGTCTTATTTTTTGATTTCTTATTCTTATTGTTATTCTTATTATTCTTATTATTATTTATATTCTTCTGTTTAACAGTGCCATTATTTTGATTCCGATTAAAAAACACATGTAAATGATGTAGTATTTTTTTTGACAACATTACATCTATTTCGTGCTCCATTTTCGGTTTATCTACATATGTGTAGGCATATCGTTTCATAAATGTTAAAATATTATCCTTCATTGATGTAGGGTCAGAAATAGGAAGGCACTCACTAGTAGCAAATCGGTCAACAATAATCTCAAATGGCAGGTCATATGTGTAAGGTTTAATATGGATATAATAAATATTGTCATTACTCATTCCTGGGTGAAAAACATCATCTATAAAACAGATTTGAGTTGTCTCTGGAATTTTAGTACAGCTGATAAAATCTTCATGTGTCTTCATATGCGTAGTCCGTAATAACTCAACATGTTTCCCGTTTACTTTGAATGCGCCAATTATTTGGTCAAATAATGTGAATTGTAGCTTGTCTTCAAAATAGCCTTTGATATATTGCGCCCATTCAGGTGGCCCTTGGTTGTTAGTATAAATCATTAATTTGTGGCAAAATTTGTCGTTCTTTTTACGTTTCAAATAGTTCAATATATTTAAAATGTTTGGTCTTATAAACTCTGGATATAAATCTAATATTTTATTGAATAATGATTGGTTGAAAACAGGAATATCTTTATCTTTATCTTTATCTTTATTCTTATAATAATGTTTTAATGCGTCCCAAAACATACCAAACTCTACAAAATATCCTAGAGTTTCATCTAAATCAAATACTACTATTTTGGAACCGCAATTCATACATTATAATATGATATTATAAATTCAAAAATAAAATATTGTTCTTATTTATAGACGCTAATGTCTACTAATTTAACTAACAAAGACTATATCAGCATTTTAAAATATTATAATATGACAATACCAAAGTCCAAGCGGCTTCTAAAAAAACAGGCTGAAACAATTATGGCTGAAAAACTTTGTAGATGTATTAAGAAGGTTGATATTAAAAACGAACCTAAATCTATTGGGATTTGTACCAAGACAATATTCAATAACAAGGGGTTTACTCGTGGAAAATTCACTTGTAGAAAAAACCGGACTCTTAAGTTTAGAAGAACTTGATTTTATTATAATATTTATACAATTATTGTACAATTATTATACAAAACCATTTAATAAAATAAATACAAATTATAATAATGAGCAACAAATGTTATGATATTATTATAATTGGGTCAGGAATCGCTGGCTTATATAGCGCTTATAATATACGCCAACTTGCGCCAAATAAGTCTTTGTTAGTACTTGAAAAATACAAGAAGCAGTGGATTGGTGGGCGCCTTAATAATGAGGAATTTTATGGCACAACTGTCGTTACCGGCGCCGGGATTGGTCGCAAAGATAAGGACCATTTGCTACAAGAGCTCTTAAATGATTTACATATTAAGTATACTGACTTCAACTTAGATGTTAATTATGCGATTAGTGAGCCAGTAAATGTAAATGCGGTAATTTCTTTGTTGAAAAAGGAATATAATAAATCGGTAAAAGAACTTAAAGAGAATGGCAGCGGTGGACAAATAAATAAGACGTTTAGACAGTTTGCTAAACCACTATTAGGTGCTAAATTATACAACAAATTTGTAGAGACTAGTGGATACAGTGATTATGAAGATGAAGATGTTGAACAAACGCTTTATAAATACGGTATGGATGATAATAGTGATACATTAACTGGTTTACATATTCCATGGCATCAATTAATACAAACACTGGTTCACAAAGTTGGCACGCAATTTGTTAAATCATCGAGTAATGTTACTAATATTAGGTCATTGGCATCAGGTTCAGAATCGGGAACAGGTTTGGCACCTTGTAATTACGAATTAGAAACTGAGCAAGGGTTGAAATATTACTGTAACAAGATTATTTTAGCTACTACAATTACTGGTATACATAAACTGCTTGTACAAATAGTTGATAAGTCGCAATTTAGCCTTTATAATTATATAAAGGGGCAACCATTTTTGCGACTGTATGCCAAGTTTCCTAAAGCATCGTCTGACATTATGCGAAAATATGTGCCTACATATACTATAGTTTCTGGTCCGTTACAGAAAATAATACCCATGTCTGCTGATAAGGGTGTTTATATGATTGCTTATTCTGATAACGCAAATGCCGAGATTTTAAAGGATCATCTGAAAAATACTGTTAAAAACCGGGTATTTTTTGCTAAAATGTTAGAAGAAGCACTTAATATTGAAACAAATAGTCTACAAATTACTGCGCTATTAGATTTTTATTGGCCAATTGGAACACATTATTACAGCCCATTGCCAAAAAATATGAGCATGTCTAGGACCGAGTTTATAGATAAAGCGCAACATCCGTTGCCAAATGTGTTAGTTGTAGGAGAAGTTCTTGCTGAAAATCAGGGATGGACTGAAGGTGCGCTAGATAGTGTTGTTAAAACTGTGACAAAAAAATGGATTCAAAAATAATAATAGTATTATTGATAGAGTAATAATAATTTAAATGATGTAAATTATTATTTTTAATTTTTTAACGACCAAACCATTGAGGGTTTGCTTTGAACTCACCATAATAAAGTCCAAAACGAGCATAAATTTGAGGAGTGGACTCGCCTAGTGACTTGTAGTAACTATATATGCGTCTAGAAGAGCCGCCACCAGAATTTGAACCATTGGCAATTAATGAGCCAAGTGTTTTGCTTCCATTTGCTCCTGATACTCTTAAAGTTCTTAAAGTTCCTGCGCCTCCGGGCATTTTATACTGTAACGCAATATTTTATTTTATTATACTATTTTTTACTTTATTTTTTTCTTTATTTTTTTATTATTGCTCTATTAAATAATATCCATGGTAGCCAATTGTTGCCATTCCTAATAACAATAATATTTCAAAGAATTTTCTACTTGTTTCTAAACCTTGGTAACCAATATAAACTAACAAAGGACCAATAATTAAGAAATGAATGTAATTAACCCAAGCACTTTGCCCTAGTTTTAATTTGTTGTAAGCTAAATATATATGATATACTGTAATGAATGCGCCTAATACTAATAAAAATGGGAACATTAATTTAGGTATTGTTTCTCGCTTGATTCCTACATATAAAAATAAAGGGCCAACTAACAAAATATGAAATAGATGAATTATAGTATGCTTATCCAACATTATTTTATAATATATTTTTTTATTTTATTTATTTTTATAAATAAAATATTTTATAAATATATAAATGGCATTTAAATATTCAAATGTTCAACATAAACATCATGGACCTAATAAAAAAACACATAAGGTTCACATTAGTGGAGATAAAGGATACAAATGTGTTACACATTTTAACCGCGGTAAAAAAACACATCATTCTAGAAAGCAACTAACAAAATGCGAAATGGGTATGATTAAAAAAGGCAAATTTATTAAAGGATTGTTTAAGGATTGCGATAAAAAGAAGCGATAAAAAGAAGCGATAAAAAGAAGAAATAATTATTTATTGTCTTCTAACTTGTCATCATTGTCATCTAAATCATCATCGTCTAAATCATCATCGTCTAAATCATCATGATCATCGTCTTCTTCTAATTCTTTTGTATTTTTGTTGCTATTCTTATTATTTTTATTATCTTCATCTAGGTGATCCAATGCGCTTAAGATTATCTGCTCTTGAGTTGTTAGTTTCTGAAATATTAAAACATCGTCCATCTTGAAATTGTAATGCCGGTGCATAAAATTCTTACAAGTTACAAATACACCTTCATCTGCTATTTTTATGTCGCAAACAATACCACAAGTATTCAATGGCAAATAATTTGGGTCATTAGTTGGTATCCAGCGTATAAACCCTCCGTGTTTTAATTCAGGCAATTCATCTACATATTTATAATCTTTCAGCTTCTTTAAATATTCCATTGTTGTTTTATTATCTAAATTTAGCTCTTGTAATATTTTATAATTTAATTCGGTTATTTTTTTTGTTGTAAAATTCATTATACTTTCATTTTTTGTATTATCTAGTGCTTTTTCAAGTTTATCAACATCTAATGATGATTTATTTTTAGGTGTATTTGTATTTGTTGTCATAATAATTATATAATAAAATAAGTTTAAATAATTTATTATATAT